AGGGAAGCTAAGTATGGTCCCCATGAGTTGTCCTGTGGTCTGTTTCTGCCTCAGGCTTAATGCCTGTCCATTATCCCCCTTCATGTGGAAGTAGTTCTCTGTGAGAAGTTTTTCCCCCAGAGTCTCTTCTATAGGAAGGAGTCTAAGGCACTTAGCGATTTGTTTCCAAACCGTTTTCGTTGCCCAGAGCTTTAGATTGTCTGTTGCGGCCTCGTAGTCACCTGATAGGTAGTATTCATTATCTTTCAGTTGAGCTCCGAGACCGTCCAGCATAATCTTTTCGGATATTGGTTCACCAATTAGCCTAAACGCTTTTTGGTGACGCAGAATGTTGTGCATTTTCTTCCATATGGGGCGCATCAGGGTTTGAGTGAGTGGGGGTCCTTTCGTGATGGTTCGAACCTTTAAAGGTTCCGCCAACCCGACGACCTCTACGTCAAACTCCTCCTTTTGCGCGTGCATTAGAAGCCTATGCCAATAGACTTTCAGGACTTGCTCGAAGACTGAAGCATCCTCTTTTATGAGGGTGTTGCCCCAGTCTTCCGGTTCCATTTCCTCTTCTTCATCATTTCTCCTCCTATTGACTTTAGAAACGGTTAGATAACCGCCTCTTCTACGAAGATCATTAATTAATTCTGGGTGTTCTATGACCTCCCCTACTGCCCCTGCGCCGGCTCTTGACCGGTTGTAGTTGGCACTAGTGGAGGGGAAGAACGCCTGGGTTCTATCTTCGTATGACAACACCTGCCCCTCAAAGATCTCTTTGACTGTCCTCATTAACTCCAGCTCTGCTGTGGTTCTTGAGGCGATCATATTGATCTGGTTGGGTGATTCCTCGACCTCGTTCCAGTCCTCTTTAATTAGTAGGACTGGTAACTCGGGCGCGAGAGGTGCTGTCAATGTACGAATCGTCCTTTCTTCACCTTCTTTTACTTGCTCCGCACTCGGTCTTGGCATTCCTTTTTTGGATTGCTTGATCGTTTGCAGGAACTCGTATTTGGTGTATAGGTCTGATTCGTACATGAATTGACGTAGCCATCTATATGCGGCCCCGCCTAATATTATAGCGGGGTTATCTTTAATGCTAAAAGGTGCCTTTGGGCATGGTGTGACATCAGCCCAGTGAGTGAAGAAGGCGGCCAGTTTGTACTTGGCCACCTTCATCCAACCACCTGGTGTGTCTTTCGCCAGCCCTATCCAGTGGTCTATTGACCCCTGGATTCGGTACCCCTTTGCCTTAAAGCCGTATAACTTGTATATTATAAGTATCGTTTCTAAAGCCTCTGTTACATTTTGCACTTCATCACTCTTGTGTGATGACGTGAGAGACTTATCTACCATTGGATTCATTCGTTTAGCGGAAATTTTATTTGTTTTCGTCATTCGATTTGAATGTTTGTGTGCTTCGC